TTCGCCTGCATCAAACTTGCATATAAAAACTTCTGTAGATAACAGCTTATCTCAAGGCTTGGTTATTGAAAGAAGTGCCAATACTGATAGAGGTTACATTAACTACAATGGCGGTGCTTTTCAATTTAGATCAACTGTTGGAGATCCAATAGTATTTGGTGAAACAGATAGTGAACATTTGAGGGTAGCACCTGATGGAAACGTAGGTATCGGAACGACTTCGGCATTTGCAAAACTACATGTAGGCTCAAGAGGTTCTGCTGCTGAACTAAGCTATGGTTCTGCATCCGATGGAATTGTCTTTGATTTCTACAATAAAGCAGGCAGCCCATACACTAGATACGCAAATATTGTTTCATCAAGCTCTGATACTTCTGAAAGTAGATTGGGTCTTTGGACACAAGCTGCATCTGGTACATCTTCTGAAAAATTAACCATTTTGGGTGATGGAAAAGTAGGTATCGGTCAAACTTCTCCCCAAGCTGGTATAGATTTAGGCTCGTCTGCAAAAGGTATTTTTACATCAAGTGGTGTTTATCCATATCCAGCAGGTAATGCTTACATAAAAGTTAGAGGTACTGATACCGAGCATAATTGGATTGGTATAACTGGTGGATACGAACAATCATCAGGTTCGGCTAATTTAATCCTACAATCAAATTTTAGATTCGTAGGCGAACAAGCTGGAAATTATATAGGCTCAGAAGCACAATCAGTTACTACTGCGGATATAACTTTTGGTAAGCTGGTAGGTGGTTCTTCTACTGGAGTAAATGCTACAAAATCAGAGTTTATGCGTATCGACTCATCAGGCAACGTGGGTATTGGTACGACTAGTCCAGCCAATGCTCTTGAAATCTCAACAGATGGCACAGACCAACTAAACCTAAACAGAGCAGATTCTAGCATAAACATCAACAACACTATTGCAGCAATTGTTGCTTCTGCTGATGACCCGTCAGCTAATAAACTAGGAGCTAAGATTGGCTTCACTGCGGGGGGCAGTTGGAGTACAGACGATTATAAAACCAACATAATCTTCAGCAACGATGAGTCAGGTACTATGACAGAACGCATGAGAATCGACTCATCAGGAAATCTGCACGTTGGAAAAACTTCAAGCTCCAACACTACAGCAGGAACTTCATTACTAGAAGATGGCAGATTTGCATTTATTGTAGACCAAGGTTCAGGCGGTCAAGAGGTTGGGGTTATTAACAATCAAACCTCTGGCACTTATGTTATTGACTTTAGACAGGCTAATACTGATGTAGGTAGAATTAGGGTTACTGCTTCTGCTACTGAATATCAAACATCTTCTGACTATAGATTAAAAGAAAATGTTGAATATGACTGGGATGCAACCACAAGGCTTAACGAATTAAAACCAGCAAGATTTAATTGGATTAAAGATGATACAAATACTTTGATTGATGGCTTCTTAGCACATGAGGTTTCTGATATTGTTCCTGAGTCTATTGGTGGTGAAAAAGATGAAGTCGATAGTGATGGCAATCCAGTTTATCAAGGCATAGATCAATCTAAACTTGTACCGCTTTTGACTAAAGCTTTACAAGAAGCTAATGCAAAAATTGATAATTTAACAGCAAGATTAGAGGCACTAGAAAACGCTTAATTAAACATTTGCGTAAATAATTATACGAAGGTTAATTATATTGTTTATAATTAAACTTAAAAACACTAACACATTATGGCAGATACATTTACTACTAATTTAAACTTAACTAAACCCGAGGTTGGTGCATCCACCGATACCTGGGGTACAAAAATAAATACAGATCTTGATTCCTTGGATGGCATTTTTACAGCCAATGGCACAGGAACAAGTGTGGGCCTTAATGTTGGGTCTGGTAAAACCTTAAATGTTTCATCTGGTACTTTAACTTTAGCTGATAACCAAATATCAGGCGATAAGGTTGAGGGTGGCACTATAGCCGCCATCACCATCACAAGTTTAACAGCCACAAGCGCAGACATTAATGGCGGAACGATTGACGGATCTACCATTGCAACCTCAGACGTCACTGTTGGTGCTGGTAAAACGCTTGACGTATCTGCTGGAACTTTAACTTTAGCTGACAATCAAATTAGCGGTGATAAAGTAGAAGGCGGAACAATTGCTGCAACCACTATTACAGCACTTACATTTGGCAGCTTGAATGATGGCACAATCAATATAACTGGTTGGGTTGACGAAGATAACATGGCTTCAGATTCAGCAACCTTAATACCAACACAACAATCCGTTAAAGCATACGTTGATTCACAATCAGGTGGTGCAAGTACATTAACTCAAGTTTTAACTGCTGGTAACAGCACAAGCGGATCTGATATTGTTCTTACCTCTGGCGATAAAATTACAGGATTTACTTCAACTGGTATTGACGATAATGCTACATCTAATGCATTAACCATTGATTCAAGTGAAAATGTTTTTGTAACAAAAACTGTTACAGATGCAACAGTTGTAGGCTGGTCTTTTGGCAGTGATGGTAGAGGTACACAAGTCTTTGATTTTTCTGGTAGCAATGAAGCTTTAATATTAAATAATATCAATGCCTCAGAATCTACTTATGTAATAGATTTCAGACAACAAGGCACAGACTCTGGAAGAATACGAGTTCTTTCTAATAGTGTGGAATATCAAACTTCATCAGATTACAGGCTAAAAGAAAATGTAACTTATGATTGGGATGCTATTCCAAGATTAAAAGAACTTAAACCAGTAAGATTTAACTGGATTAAAGACTCAACAAATACTGTTATTGATGGCTTTATTGCTCACGAAACACAAGAAGTTGTACCAGAATCTGTAGGTGGTGATAAAGACGAAGTTTATCCTGAAGGTCACGAAAAAGCAGGTGAGCCTAAATACCAAGGCATTGACCAATCAAAACTTGTTCCATTACTTGCTAAAGCAATGATTGAACAGCAAGAAATAATAGAACAGCTACAAGCCGATGTAGCAGAATTAAAAGGAGCTTAAAATGGCAATATCATATGAATGGAATGTAAACACAGTAGATGTATATCCTACTGACGAAGATCACACTAATGTAATCTATAACGTGCATTGGCGAATAAACGCTACTGATACTGAAGTAGATCCAGAGGGTAATCCTTACACAGCAAGTGTTTATGGAACACAATCATTAGACACATCTGATCTTTCTGATTTCACAGACTTTGACAGCGTAACTGCTGCTCAAGTACAAGGCTGGGTTGAAGGTGCAATGGGTGAAGAGCAAGTACAATCTTTAAAAGATGGTCTTGACTCAAAAATTGCAGACGAGATCAATCCAACAAGTGAAACAAAACAATTAGTTGCTTAATTGAATGGCATTATTTCCAATCACACCTCCTGCGGGTATAGTCAAAAATGGAACTGATTATGCTAACAAAGGCCGTTGGGTTGATGGAAATTTAGTTCGTTTTGAAAACGGATATTTAAAACCTATTGGTGGTTGGACAAAACTTAGAAGCACAGCATTAACAGGCGCACCCATTGGGATGTACGCCTATAATGATAATTTAGGTCAACCTATATTAGCAGTTGGTACAAGAGAAAAGGTTTACGTTTTATACAAAAACACCTGGACTGATATTACGCCATCAGGTTTTGTTAATGATGCAAGTGCTGATCCACTAGGTTATGGTGCATACCATTACAATGTTGAAGATTATGGTGATGCTCGTTCACAATCAGGATTGCCTTTAAAATCAGGTCATTTTTCTTTTGACAACTGGGGAGAACACTTAATCTTTTGTTTTTCCGTTGATGGCAAAATCTATAAATGGAGACCAAACTCAAGCGGTACAGCCGATACCATAGGCACAGTCGTAACCAACGCACCTACAGGATGTCAAGCAATCATAGTAACCAATGAAAGACATTTGGTGGCTATTGGTTCAGGTGGAGATCCAAGAAAAATCTCATGGTCAGACAGAGAAGACAACACTAACTGGACATCTAAAGCTACAAACACCGCAGGTGATTTGCAAATACCTACAGGTGGTAGAGCAATCATGGCAGCATCACATGGCAATGACATTATCATTTTTAGTGATACTGGTATAAGCAGAATGTTTTATGCTGGTTCACCATTTGTTTATGGTATTGCAGATGCAGGTACTAACTGTAAAACAGTCAGCAGAAGATCCATTGTTACAACTGGTAACTTCTTAACGTGGATGGGTGAAAACTCTTTCTTTGTGTACGATGGTACTGTTAGAGAAATACCATGTGAAGTGCATGATTATGTTTACGATCAACTTAATGTACCAGGTAGACAGGCTTGTTGGGGCGGTCATAACTCTAACTTTAATGAATTATGGTGGGGTTTTCCTAGCGGTGATAATCAATACGCCCCTAACAAATACGTTATATGGAACTATGGCGAAAATGTTTGGTCTATTGGTGAACTAGACAGAGGTTGTTGGGTTGACCAAGGTGTCTTTGATTTCCCAACATCAGCAGATAACGCTGGATTTATTTATCAACACGAATCAACACTATTAGGTAACTCACCGAATTTAGGCGATGCTGTACCATATGCCACCTCTGGGCCTATCGAAATAGGCAATGGTGATAATTATGTGCAATGCAATCAAATACTTCCAGACGAAGAAGCTAATACACTTCCAGGTGTTACCCTTAGTTTCAAAGGTAGATTCACTCCACTAGGCCCTGAAACGGACTTTGGATCATTTACTTTTGAAACTGATGGCTACACAGATGCGAGGTTTACTGCAAGACAAGTCTCATTGACAGTCACAGGCAGTACCACACAAGATTTCCAAGTAGGAAAAATTAGATTAGATGTACGCAATAGAGGTAGAAGATAATGGATCTATCCGCACAAAGACAGTACATTCAAAGAGCAACCAATATTAAGTATTCTTTTACAGCTACCACACAGCAAACTATCTATACAGCACCTAGCGGTGGTGACTTTGATTTTGCGATAGTTAAAAGTTTTTTAGCTTGTGACCATGGTAATCAACAAACCAATTTAGATGTATCTATAACAGATACTAGCTCTAATGAGTTTTTTATTTATAAGCAACATAACATAGCGGCACACGCTACTGAAGAGTTAGTAACCAACGCAGGAATCATTATCCAACAAGGTGAAATCATAAAAGCACAAGTTAGTCATGCAAACATTCACTTGGTTTTAAGTATTATTGAATATGGAAAAGGCGACTAATAAAGTCACACCCATTAAAAAACAACCTGAAGAATGGGAAATTCAATGGGAACGCTGTAAGCCATATATAGCAAAAGCTATCAAACATCAAGATTCCTATACAATAGACGATATAGAGGATAAAATAAGACATGGAATATTCCATTTATGGCCAGCTAAGAAGTCGGCTATGATAACTGAATTTGTAGTATTCCCCCAAAATACAGCAATGAACTTGCTATTTTGTGGTGGTGATTACAAGGAGTTAGAGGATATGTTGCCATCCTTAGAGGCATTTGCAAAAGCCGCTGGTTGTAAAAGATTATATGGCGGTGGCAGAAAAGGATGGTTAAGAAAACTAAAACATTTAGGTTTTAAATCAGAAAATTTAATTAGCAAAGAATTATGAGTAAAGGCAAAACAACACAATCAGTCAGTCTACCAGCATACCAAGAAGCACAAGCAAAAGAGCTATTTCAAGCTGGTAAATCATTAGCTGGTACACCATTCGTACCATACACAGGCCCTAGAGTTGCTGGTTTTAACCCAGATCAACTAAGACAATTTCAAGCCACTCGTGGTTTATTTGAAACTGGTATGGAGTATGACCCTTTAACTGGCATACAAGAATTAGCACAGCAACAAGCCCCACAAATAGGTCAAGTTGGCTCATTGTTAGGCGCTGACATAGGTGCATATCAATCACCTTATCAACAACAAGTTATCGATCAAACGATGGCTGAT